CTTTGATTTACGCCCATGCAAAATGCAGGTTTTCAAATTTGACTTATTTGACTTTTAAATGAAAATCAACATATTACGCACACGAATCTAAAGTATTACTTTAACTTTGAATAAATAAACCACACAAATAATGGGAGGCAGACCAAGAAAACCAACGGCAATAAAAGAACTTCAGGGGACACTTGCACCAAGCAGGCAACCTAAAGACGAACTAACACCCGATTACATAACAGATCACGAAGCACCAAGTGAGTTGAATGAATGGGGCGTTGAATTATGGAATAATCTATTTGAAGAATATGGCAAAGTAAAGTTAATCACTAAGTTAGATATAGGTTCAATGCTGATTATGTGCAATGAATACGGTACATACATGGAAGCTGATGACCTAATTAAGGCCGAAGGTTTACAGATTTTTGTAGATATATTTGACAAAAATGGTCAAGTAATCGGACAGCGCAAAGAAGCAAATCCTATGATTAGAGTAAGGGACAACGCTTCGAAGCAATACACAATGTTATGTAAGGAATTCGGATTAACACCAGTCAGCCGCTCAAAGATTTCAGCACCCAAAATCGAGAATGAAAAAGACGAATTAGAAATGTTAATGGGTGTGTGAAACGTATTGCCAAAATAAAAACTAAGTTTCACATGATTATCAATTAATTAAATTGTCTAAAAGCCTATTTTAGCGATACATGAATTACCAAAAATGGAAATAAACTTCAAAGATAAATTCAATAATTACATTAAGGCTGTCGAGTCAGGCGAATGGATAGCTGGTAAATGGCAGCAATTAGCCGTCAAACGCCACCTAAAAGACCTGAAAAGAAAGGATTTAATATTTGATATTGACGAGGGTGAAAGGTGGTGTAAGTTCTTTAACGTCTTAAAACTATCAATTGGTGAAAAGGCAGGCGAAAGATTTGTTTTAGAAGATTGGCAAACCTTTATAATTATGTCGATTTATGGATGGCAAAAGGAAAATAGGCGAAGGTTTAGAAATGTCTATCTTGAAATTGCCCGCAAGAATGGGAAAAGTACATTACTTAGTGGCATGGCATTAGGTGCGTTACTTATAGACAAAGAATCAGCACCTCAAGTCTATTCAGCTGCAACTAAATCAGACCAAGCAAGAATAATCTTTGAAGAGTGCGGGCGGATGGTTCGAGGAAATAAAGTACTGAGTGAAAAGCTAAATGTGTTTAGAGATTCTATTGTATGTAAATCAAATTCAGGTTCATTCAAACCACTTGCAAGTGATTCTAAAACATTAGACGGCCTTAATGTTCACTTCGCAGCTATTGATGAGATTCATGCACATAAAACCGCTGAGGTGATTGAGTTATTAGATACTGCAAAAGGAGCAAGGAAACAGCCTTTAATAGTTGAGATAACAACAGCAGGAAGTAATAAAAATACTATCTGTTACAAGCACCACGAATACACTAAGAAAATATTAGAAGGTACTTTGAAAAATGATGCGTGGTTCGGAGTTGTTTATTCAATTGATGATAAAGACGATTGGAAAGATTCAAGTTGCTGGATAAAAGCTAACCCAAATTTAGGAATAAGTTTCCAACCTGACGAACTTCAAAAGCAATTTGAAAAGGCGGTTCAAATGCCAAGTTTTATGAACTCTTTTCAAAGGTTACACATGAACAAGTGGACAGGAAGTATTACAAGATGGATAAGTGATGAACTATGGATTTCAGCAAAAGAAGATTATAATGAAGATGACTTGAGAGGACTTGAATGTGTGGCAGGGTGTGACCTTGCAAGTGTTGGTGATACAAATTCTATTTCAGTTGTTTTCAGGTGTGAAGATAACAAGATTAGGACATTGAATTATTTCTTTATACCAGAGGAAACTAAAAATAAAAAGTATGAATTAGACTCAATAGACTTTCCTGAATGGGTAAGGAATGGCGATGTATTACAATTCCATACGAGGTCAAGAGATGAAGAGATGATAATAATGAAGTTGCAGGAAATTAGCCAAAAGTTTAATTTAAAAATGATTGTATTTGACAGGTGGCAAAGTGAGACAATTGTTAGTAAATTAGAATCAGTTGGGGTGGAGTGCATGGGCTTTGGGCAGGGTTATAAAGATATGGATTTTCCGACAAAGAAGCTTGAAGAACTATTAATAAATGAAGAACTCAAACACAATGGAAACGCTTGTATGAGGTGGCAGGTAAGTAATATCATGATAAGTCGTGACCCTGCTGATAATATCAAGATTGACAAATCTAAATCGAGCGAAAAAGTAGATGGTCCTGTATCTTTGGTGATGGCATTGGGTGGATTACTCAATAGCGAAATGCAGCCAACAAGTATTAATTATGCTTATTAAAATTTAAATTATGATAACAACATCAAGGTATTTTGCAAGATTTATTGAACTTCTGAAGGAACACAAAGACAAAACTCATTATCAAATCTATGAACTTTTAGAAATTGAAGTAAAAGATAGGTACGGCCGTAATAAATTTAGCAGTTACGGCTCGTTTAGGTTTGCTAAAAGTCAATTTTATAGTGAAAATCGGGACTAAAAACTAACAAAATAAGCCTAATTTTACTTTGTTAGGCTATTAATTAAGGTATCTGTTAACCTTTGTTGCTGAATATGGCAACATTAATGCAGCTTTTAGGCCTTGAAAAACGTGCTAAACTACCTGATTTAAAGGTTAGCGGAGGTATGTTTCAATCGTCAATTATACCGAATTGGTTTAATTTTGGCGAAAATTCAAGCGGAAAGACTGTTAATCAAACTACTTCACTTAACTTATCAGCATTTTACGGCAGCGTTAGAAACATCTCAGAGGATATTTCTAAGCTGCCATTTTTTGTTTACAAGGTTGATGAAAATGGCAATAAAACTAAAGTCGCAAATGTTGCATCATACTTAATTAATAAGTATCCAAGTGATGTATCAACACCATTCACATTCAGACAGACTCTAATTGAATATGCCTTAATTGATGGCAATGGTTATGCTTATATTGATAGAGATGCCAATGCGAAGCCAATTGCATTGTATGTATTAGATTCTCGATATGTGACACCTCAGATATACAACGGTAAATTATACTACATAATTCAAGATGTGAATACAGGAGTTCATGGCACGTTCACTCAGGATGACATATTCCATATAAAAGGAATGGGTGATGGTTACATTGGCAAGTCAGTAGTAGGTTATGCAGCGGAAAGTATAGGAAAGTCATTAGCAACTCAATCTTACGCAAGTGGATTCTTTGGCAATGGTGCGACTATGACAGGAACGATTGAAGTACCAGGCAATGTACCTGATGAAAATGCAGCAAAATCAATCAAAGAAAAGTTTATAAGTTCAATCAAAGGAACAGGCACAGCGGCAGGCGTTGGATTATTGGCAAATGGTGCAAAGTTCACTAAGATTTCAGTCACACCAAATGAAGCGCAGTTCATCGAGAGTCAAGAGTTTAATGTAGCAGATATTGCACGCTGGTTCAGGATGCCGCTTTCAAAACTTCAAGCAGGGTCAACAGGTTCAAGTAACTTAGAGCAGTTAAATATCGAGTATGTAACAGATTGTTTAATGCCTTGGATAATTCGCTTTGAACAAGAGATTGAGCGCAAGTTATTTAAAACAAATGAAATGGAAGCATTAGACGCAAAGTTTAGTGCTAATATGTTGATGCGTGGTGATAGTGCCGCAATGAGTCAATTTGTAACGAGAATGTATATGATAGGTGCATACAATGCCAATGATGCTTTGAGGTTTATGGGTGAAAATACAATAGGTGAAGCAGGTAACCATTATATGATTCCTGTTAACATGATTCCATCAACAGAAGCATCAGCATTTTGGGCGGGTAAAAGTTTGAACGATTCTAAGGCAACAGATAAACAACCAATAGGAGATAATTAAATGGAATTAGAAAGAAGAATATTAAGCCATAAAGTAGAGATTAGGTCAGAAGGTGAAGGTGAAGAAATGGAGGAAATGCCAATGACAATCTCAGGTTATGCGGCTATGTTCAATCAACCTGCTGACATGGGTTGGTATGAAGAAGTAATCAACGAAAGAGCATTTGAGGGATGCGATATGACAGACGTTGCAGCATTATTCAATCATGATATGAATATGTTGTTAAGTCGCACGAATGGGAATGCTGAAACAGGACTTAATCTAACTATTGATGAAGTTGGATTAAAGTATGAATTTAAAGCATTGAACGAATGTGCAGAAAAGGTAGCTGAAGATATTAAGTTAGGTTATGTTTCCAAAAGTTCATTCGGATTTTATGTTGAAAATGCAGTGTGGGAGGAATTAGTTGATGCAGATGGCAGAACATATGATAGGAGAACTATCATGAAGATAAGCAAACTACAAGACGTTTCACCTGTTACTTTTCCTGCTTATGGAAGTACCTCAGTAGAGGCAAGAAACTTTGACCACGAAAGACCAAAAAAACAAATAGAAACAACTCAAGAATACATTTTAAAATTAAAATTAAATAGAAATGAAAACAAGTAAGCAACTGCGTGAGGAACGCGCTGCCGTTCGTACAAAGATAGACGAATTGGCGAAAGTTGAATCATTAACTGATTCACAAAAGGCTGAACTTCGCAGCCTTATTGATAGCGAAGCAAAATTTAATGAAGAAGTTGAATTGGCTTTGGATTTAGAAAAAAGAGCTGCAAGTGTAGCAGGCGGAAAAGTTGATGCTCCTGAAAAGAGAAGCAAAGACAGATTTTCAATCTCAAAACTTTTAAGCGAAGGCGATAAAGTTTCAGGGTATGAAAAGGAAATGATTGAAGAATCAAGAAACGAAGCAAGAGCCGCAGGAATTAATCCAACAGGAATCTATTTGAGTAATTCAGTAATGAACTCAATTATGCCTGAAAAGAGAACCATGACAGCAGCAACTGATGCAGATGGTGGATTCTTAATTCCTACTGAAAAGATTGATTGGTTTGACGCTTTGTTCGCTTATTCAGTATTGGACAAATTAGGTATTCAAAAATTAACAGGCTTATCTGCTAATACTGATATACCAGGATTCAGTTCAGCTGTTGTATCGGGATGGGCGAATGGGGAAACAGGAACTCA